ATTATTCTTGATTGTTATGAACGCAGCATTTTTCATTATCGGAAAGATAATTATGGCTAAAACTGGCGCTAACTTGATGGGAATGATAAACGGTTTAAGCGGACTAAACGCTGCTCCTTCGGCTCAACAACCAGATGCTTCTCAAGTTCCTCCTAAAAGAAAAATGGGAAGACCTAACATTAATATAAACGATTTACCAGAAAATTAAAAATAAATTAAATTTTAACAGATTAAAATTTAATTTTATACGTTATGTTTACAAAGATGCATCTAAAATAACATTATAAAATGCATCAATGAGTATATTTTTTGCTTTACTCATATCAATAAGCATTTCGTCTATAGAAGGTTTTGGATCAGCGTTTTCTTCGGGTTTTTTTAGAATTAAATTGTAGATATCTACGTGTCTATCTTCTAATGGAAGATTAATATGAGATCTAAATCTAACAGCGCGACCTATAACTTGGTTTAACTTTTCAGAATTCCAATGGGGTTCCATTATGATTACGCTTCGTGTATCTTTTAAATCAAGACCTTCTCCTCCTGCAGATGAAATAGATAATAATTTTATTTCACCTGAGTTGTATTTATTAACTGCTTCTGTTCTTTTTGGAATACTCATATCACCTTTAATTTCTTCAAACTTGATTCCTTCATCTTTCAATCTTTTTTGAACTAAACTAGTTCCAGACCTTAACCAATTGGAATAAAGAAGAAGTTTTTTATTTTTTCTAATGTGTTCTTTTATCGTTTTTACAATCCATTCAACTTTAGGAGTAGGTATAACCTCGTCAACAGCATTAACGGCTCTTCTAACACCATTATAAAAAGGTTCTAAATCTATAGCATTATACCAGAACCCAATTCTTTCTTCTTCATCAAGTCCGCTATTTTCTATTTTACTATATAAATCAAAATATTCGTCTGTCATTTCAAATTCAACATTGTGATATGATACTGACGGGTATTCTACAGTATCATCATTTTTAAAATAAGAAATTTTATTTTTTAGTAATTTTCTAATTTGTGCTTGATTTATTATAAAGTTAGAGAACATAAGTCTGTATTCCTTAACATTAGTTTCATTACCGCTAACCATACAATATAAATTTGTAAATTCTTTAGGGTGATTAAAAACAGGTGTAGCAGTTAACAGAAAAACATGACTAGCGACTGATGTCGCTTTCATTAAAGAATAAGCACGTCTTCCTGTTGTGGTTGAACCTATTTCAGCTCTGAAATTATGAGCTTCATCTACAATAATAATAGAATTTCGACAAAATCCAACACCTTCATTATTTATTTTATTAATAAATTTAACGTGTGTTGTTAAATTAAGGTTTGCGCCTAGATCTACACCTACTTTTTTGACTTCTTTTTTAAAGTTATCAACTAAAGATTTAGGTGTAACTACAAATACTTTCTTTTTAGGAAAATGTTTTAATAAACATCTAATAATAGTGATAGCAGTTAGAGTTTTTCCACTTCCAACAGAATGAAATAAAATCATTCCTATGTCGTTAGGATTTTTATCAATGTACTGACAAACTTTCTTTTGATGATCTTTTAAAGTTACAGTTTTATATTTTGTGCATTGTAACGGAGAAACCATTTCATTATTTTCAATCACTTCAAGATCGTTAGCATTTTTAGATTCTTTTACTGCTTCCTTTTTTTCTTTTTCAGGATTAATATTAGAAATTAATTCTTTTACTTTTCTAGATACAGGTTTTCTAGATACAGGTTTTCTAGATACAGGTTTTCTAGATACAGGTTTTCTAGATACAGGTTTTCTAGAAGCAACTTTTCTAGATACAGGTTTTCTACATCTTCCAGTCTTTTCATCTCTTTCTTCATTATCTTTACACCTTTTTCTACATCTTCCAGTCTTTTCATTTATTTCTTCATCGTCTTTACAATCTTTTCTTCTACTAGCAACTTTTCTAGATACAGGTTTTCTACTAGCAACTTTTCTAGATTTTTTACATAATCCTAAAAATAAATCTGCTTTTTTAGAGTTTTGAGCTAATGCTTTTTTAGTTATAGGATTAACATTACGATTATTTCTAATTTGTAAACAGTTATCATCTTTATTTCCACAGAAATTTTCAATATCTCTATACATTTCACTTCCAACCTTTATAGGACGATTTGTAAGAGGATTAACTTCTTTATTTCTTGCCCAAGAATCACACATTTATTAAATCAAAGAAATAATAAATGAATTTTATAAATGAAAATAATAAATCTAAAATAGGAAACACAAAAATAAGAATATGTTATTACAAATTGCTTCTGATTTACATATAGAATATAAAAATGATGAAGTTCCAGACCCATTTTTATACATTAAACCAACTGCTGATATTTTGGTATTAGCAGGTGATATAGGTTCTTTTTATAAAATTGAACAATTAACCACGTTTTTAACTTTATTGTGTGCTCAATTTAAAAGTGTTCTGTATATTCCAGGCAACCACGAATATTACAGAATGGATGGATATGAACAAAAAACAATTGATGATTTACTTGATACTTTCGTTTTAGCAAGTAAGCACTTAGAAAACTTTTATATAATGAATAGAAAAAGTCTTCAAATTGATGACATTTGTATTGTAGGATGTACTTTATGGAGCCAATCTATAATTGATATACCAAAATATATGGTGCGTATTAAATATATGGATACTCAACTCTATAACAACAAACACAAAGAAGATTTGGTATTTATAAAAAAAGCTATTTCCTATTGTAAAGAAAAACAGTTAAAATTAGTAGTCATCACTCATCACGCTCCTACATTTGATGTAACGACTAGTTTTTCTTCTAAAAAGAGAAGTTTTAGTTCTTTATACGCTTCTAATCTAAACTATTTATTAACAAAAGAAAATGTCCATACTTGGATATGCGGTCATGTACATGTAAATTTTGATTACATAACCGCAGATGGAACGCGTTTAGTTGGAAATCAATACGGAAAACCAAAAGATAATATAAACGATTACAACCGAGAAAAAGTTATTCAGATTTAAAATATATTTTAATTTTATATAAATATTTTATATAAAATAAATGCCTGATAAAAAAGATTGCAACGTTCCGTTCAATACAAAAACAGAATGCATTTCATCCAAATATAGTCCTGCAGACGTTCAAAAATTGGCTCAAGATTGCGGTATAGATACAAAAGTTGTTAAAAATAAAAAAGACCAGTGTAATGAATTAGCAGGTTTTATTTCGAAAAAAACCGATTCTAAAAAAGCGAAAAGTTCTAAAGTAGCAAGTCGAAAAGTATCTTCTAAAAAAGTATCTTCTAAAAAAACAGAAGTTCCAGTTGAAGAAGTTAATTCTTCGGATTGTAATATTCCTTTTGATAAAGTTTCTGATTGTCAGAAAGCCCTTTATAAACCCGATGATATTCGTAAGATGTCTGAAAACTGCGGTGTTGATATTTCAATCCACAAAACTAAAAAAGCTCAATGTAATGAACTTGTAAATACTAAGAAAAGTCGTAAAGTATCTGATAAAAAGAAAAAAGAAAAAGAGGAAGTTATAAAAAATGATGTAGAAAATATGAAAGAAGTTCTTGTTGTAATAGACCGAGAAATTAAAAAAATAATTACAGATTATTTGAACCAATATATTATTTCAACTTCAAAAGCTATTAAAAATGTTTCTAAATACATTGAAATAGAAACTGATAAAGTTCTAGAAGCACTTTATAGAAAAGAAGATTTATCACGGTATGAAAATTGGTCGGAAGAAGATCTTATTAATTTTATAGAAAAATATTCAGATTTATTTGTAGATTATCCTATTTCTGACCTTGAAGTAAAAGATGTTAAAAAGAAAAAAGATGTTGAAAAAGATAAAACTGTAAAAGAAAAAGATATTAAAAAAGATAAAACTGTAAAAGAAAAAGATATTCTTGTAAAAGATATTGATGATAATCTTTATAATTTACAAAAAAATATAACTATAAATGATTTTGCATCTATTCAGAATGAAATTCTAAAATGTTTGAGAGTTTAAAAGAATTAATTTAATCAAAATAAATTTATACAACAAATGTATAAATTTATAGGTAAGAAGCATACATAGTATTAAAAAAGTTTTCAAGTGATTTAGCATCAAGATTTTCGCATAATGTTAAACCTTTGGTATTACAGTAATTAAGAATTTCGTCTCGGGTTTCATATACAATATCAATATATTTATCATATTCTGTCATTTGGTCAGACGTTTTTTCGGTTAACGCCTGTTCAATGAGTTGTTCACGTGATAATTCTTTTAGTTCTTCATTGTCAAGAATATCGGCAACTAAATCTTCATTTTTCTCCGATACCTCTTCGCTATTTTTTCGTATTCCCATTTTATTTTTAGTATGTAAACTTTAAACGAAATTAATTAGAATTATAATTTATATAAATTTGAAATGCGGTTTCGGAAAGTGTTTCGAGATTTTGAGATGTTTTTTTAGAAGAACAATCATATAAGAATTTAGAGAATTTTTTTAGAAATTCAAAAGTGTAAGGATTAACATCGGTAGTTAAATCGTATCCTTCCATTCTTTCTAAATTTTTAGAAAATATTCTATGCATATCTAAAATATGTTCAAAATACATAAACTCCCAAGTGCTATGAGGAATGATATTTGAACTTAAATTAGTCTTCTTAGATTGAACAGAATACAATTTTACAGGTTTTTCTGGAATAGACATTAAACTACACCCTTCATCCGAAGTCTTAATAATATTCTTATAAGACTTATTCATTTATAAGTTTTTATAGATGATGCGGTGTCTTTTAATTACTTTTTTGAAAAATCATTTCTAAAAAAGTTCCATTTGGATTGTATTCTTCCATATCAGCAGTGCTAATTTCCTGAATATCTTTATCTGAACTTGAACGTTCGCTTGTATTGTTTTCGTTTGAACGTTCGCATACTTCACTTGAACATACACTACTTGAACATACTCCGTCTTCACTTGAACATACTCCGTCGTCGTTTAAACATACTCCGTCGTCGTTTAAACATACTCCGTCGTCGTTTAAACATACTCCGTCGTCGTTTAAACATACTCCGTCTTCACGTGAACATACTCCGTCGTCGTTTGAACTACAAACGTCAGCATTACAAGTTTTTTCTTTATTTAACTTAAAATTATCGTGTAGTGTTTCAAAAGTAGGAATTAAAACTGGAGATTGAATTCTGGACGCACTTTCACAACTATTATTTTTGGTTTGTAAAGTTTCTTGTATATTTTTCTGAATTTGTTCATTTTCAATTTTTAAGATATTACGACGAACTGGTTCTGAACTAACTAATTTATCTTTTTCAAGTTCTTGTAATTCTTTTTCTAATTCTGCATCTAAATCACTTGTTGTTTCACTTGAATCGTTATATAGACAAGGATTATTTATTTGTTTAATTTCTTGAACATTATCTCTTTGAACATTATCTCTTTCAGCAATTTCTTGTAGTTGAACATTCGCTCTTTGTTTTTCTTGAGTATTTACTTTATTTTGTTTTACAGATTGAGTTTTTGGTATACTAATAGGAATATCAACAGGTTCTCTTTCTATAAATATTTCTTTTACTGGTTTTACTTGTTTAGTTGGTTTGACTGTTTCTTTTACATTGTTTTTAGGAGAATTCTGTTTAAATATAGGTTCAGGTTTAAATTCTGTATATGTTTTGGCTGTATACTTGTCGTTTGTCAAAGAGTAAATAATTCTATCATACTCTTTGAATTTTTTATCTTGTTCAGCAATACGTAAATTTAATAATGTAACTTCGCTTGAAAGTTTTTGTATTTTAGAATTAAATACATATGCTATAATAGTTAACACAACAACTTCAATTGCTACATGAATTATATCTTTATTTTTTTCTAAAAGTTTAGACATTTATTGTATCTAAAATGAATGTTTAAATAGGGAAATTTAAACATTTAACGTGTGTTAAACCGTGTTATTACGATTTAACTTATTATAATTTAACTAATTTATTTAAAAATGTTTTTGATGTGTTGAAGTTTGGTTTGTGTATCCTGAAGTTCTGTTTTAACTAATTGTAATTGGTTTTTATAATCATCTAACTCTACTGTAAGTTCCTTGATTTGTGTTAGATGTTGTGAGTTTTCATTTTCCAAAAGTCTGATTTTTTCTGAAACACTTTTTTGCAATTCTGAAAACAACGTGTCAATTTTCTGATTAGTCGCTTGAGACATGGTGTTTTCGGTCTGAGTCTTTTCGGAGGTTGATTGATGTATATCTTTTGCATGTTCAATTGGTTTATTTTCAACGATTTTATTTTCAACGGTTTTATTTTCAATTGGTTCGTTTTTATTAAAATCATTTTGTGGTTGACTTTTTTCGGGTTCATTATCTTTTTCATCTTCTTGTTCATCTGTTTGTTCGTTCTCATCTTCTTCGTCATTTTCATCTTGTTCATTTTCATCATCTTCTTGTTCGAGTAGTGTTTCATCATATTTAAATTTCCATTCTTCACATAGTTCAAGAGCGATTTCGTCCAAAGGAATAACGGTTCCATTTTCTAACCTACCGATTACAATTTTTTCTTCCAAAGATTTGAATACTAGAGAAGAATCGGGATGCCATATTTTATCAATACTCTTATTTTTCTTAAGAACAACTTTACGTGCTGGTTCCATTTATACTTGGTTTATTTTAGTATTTTTATCTTTAATTATTGTTTTAGTTTACAAATTATTGTTTTATAATTACACAAATTACAAATACGGAAAACCCATAATTCCACTCGCTACACGTAGAACGTTGTTGTTGACCGCTGTAACTATAAATTCAAATTTCTGATTAGATTCGTTCACTCCTTTATCTTCAGTTGCGGATTTAACCGTTTCTAATACAGTTTCAGATGCTTCAATCTCTATGCTTACATCGTTCAGTTTACTGTGATTGGTTGAACCCATTGGATCTATATTAATAAAATCCAAAGAATATGAATAACAATGATAACCAGTATTTAGAGGAATAACAGGCGAATTAAAAAATGGATTGACAAGCGAAAAATAATCAGCACCCATTGAAGATAGACGTTTAGCATTATCGTATACAAGACTGATTAAAGAAATTGGATCGTTCATAAGGTCTCCGTCAAAATCTACTATTCCTCTATTGATTAAGGGATCGGGACTTACATCCGGAATAGGACTTGCAGATGTATAGTTAGACCATTGGGATTTAATGGTTGTATTTCTAGCTCCAAAAAAGAAAACTTTAATAGGAAGAGAAAAACGTAAATCGAATGAACGATTGGGTTCTATTTCTGGAACAAAACTTTGAACAGTAGCCGTTTGAGACTGTTCAATAAGCATATCACGGACTGAACAAGCCATTTTTTTACGTTCATCATTAGGAATAATTACATATGTACCCCAAACTTGAACAGATGTTAAACGAGGAATTTCTACTAAATCATTACTTGATACAGGTCTAGAAGATAGAAAAATACCAGTTTCATCGAAATTATCAACAATAAGTAATTCACTCCAATCTCTAAAACTCACGTTAATTTTCATATCTGTGTAAGGCAAAGAAGCAGTTGGTAAAGCTAAACCTTTATCACGTGAAAAGAAAAACGGAAGAGGAAGATTTAAAACTCCAACTGGAATTTCTTTTTTCTTAGGATTAATAATGTCTGTATTACCAATCATTTGAAGATATCCATCTTGTTTTCCAGCAGGAATAGTGAAAGCAGTCCAAAAATCTAAATGGTAGTTGTCAAATTTAGCAATCACAAGATCATTAGAAGTGAAAGTAATTTCTTTAACTAACGCGTGAGCAACATTCTGTGTCCATCGAATTGTTCTAAAATTATTTCCTCCTACGGCGACAACTGTTTTTAACTTTATACGAGGAAGAGACATACGTATCCAAGTGTTAAGAAGGTAATCACCCGCTCTAGAAACAGAAACCGACCAATTAGAACCGAAATTACAATCTCCTTGAGTTTGAGGTAGAATAACAGGAATTTGTGTAAACCAAGTTGCTTTACGCGTTTCTCGAACGAAATATACAATCGCGTCATTATAATCAGGCATACCTTCCATACTGTACATATATTTTTCGGAATCATCAAAACTCGCTAAATCAATAAAAGCGGGAGTAACTGAAGATGAAGATGTAGCAGACATATTATTACTTTATCTTTTATAGAAAACAATTTTTAAATTGATGAATTTAAAAATATAATTTGGTTTAATATGTTTAATTTAGAGAACGGGGAAACCAAGAGCACCTCCGGAGATACGAACGACGTTGTTGTTGACAGCGGTAACAACGAATTCATATCTCTGGTTAAAAACATTTTGACCTTCTTGAAGAAGAGTGTTGCCAAGTTTAACAGCAACTTCAGTAGCGACAGGTTGAATGCTTACGTTGGTAAGTTTTCCGTAGTTGGTAGATCCCATAGGGTCAAGACTGAAGAAGTCAAGAGAGTAAGAATACATGTGATATCCTTTGTCAGTAGGAATAGCAGGAGCGTGATACCAAGGATTAACAAGGGAGAAATAGTCAGAACCCATGGACGTTAGACGGTTGGTATTTTCGTATACAAGACTGGTTTCAAGGATAGGGTCGAAGCCGGAAGTTACCAATTTTCCATCAGCTGTAGTAATAACTCTATCGGTATAGTTAGACCATTCAGATCCGAGAGTAGTGTTTCTAACAGCGAAGAAGAGAGCCTTGATAGCATGAGAGAAGCGAATATCAAAACTGGGTTTGCCGTTAGTAGCAGGAGCAAAACTGTATCTAGGAGCTGTTTGAACCTGTTCGATGAGGATATCACGAGGAGCACAAGCCATACGTTTACGTTCATCGTTGGATACGATGGCGTAGTTAGCCCATACGTGAGCAAGAGGAAGTTTGCCGTCCATACCAGTTATTTTAGCAGCAGTTCCAGCTTCAGCAGCAGCGGTAGGATTTAATTGCCACATTACGAGGTCTTCCATCTTGCGAAAAGAAAAGTTCAAGCGCATATCATTGTAAGGAAGAGCGGCAGTAGGAAGAGCTACACCCGAATCACGGCAGAAAAAGAAGGGAAGAGGAAGATTGAGAGTTGTTTGTTCATGTTTATCCTTAGGTAGTTCAAGACCGTTATTTCCAATCATATTATCATATCCTTCACGTTTGCTAGCAGGAACGGTAAAGGCAGCCCAGAAATCAAGGTGGTAGTTGTCAAAACGAGCAGCTACAAGGTCGTTGAATGTAATAGTAGCTTCCTTGATCAAGTTGTGCATCAAGTTGCGTGTCCAACGGCATTGAGCTAAAGCAGAACCAGAAGCACCAGAAGCGCTAATAGCAGGTACAGTTACACGGAGCCAAGTGTTAAGAAGGTAATCACCAGCACGAGAAATGCTAACAGACCATTCAGTGTCGAAAGCAGGACTTCCAGCAGCGCGAGAAAGAACTACGGGAACTTGAGTGAACCAAGTAGCCTTTCT